GAGACAGGATCAGCATACGCTCTACGAGATTAAGCAACTGGAGGATCGCTTGAATAGACTGGTTGACACCAGCGGAAAGTTCTTTCTGCACATCTACTACCTTAATGAAGTCTTGTGAGTTAATACCAAGATCGGCTGCCTTCTGCCCTGAGTAAAACAATGCTTTTGGCTTAGAGTAGAAAGTATCCTCGGATAGTGCGTCCTTAATATACTGCTTAACATCGTCATCTAGCGCATCTTGATCTATCGCAAAAATCTTAAACATGCTCATTTTCATATGTTCAAGCATTGAACTAAGTATGTTAGTTAACTGATCTTGGTATGGCATAATCTCATGGGCAACTGATATATTCGCCATGCGATCATCATTCTCATTGATTCCACCATAGATAGCTGGAAGTGAAGGAAGGTACTCGGCATATACTACCGTTTCGTCACTTGCTACTGTAAGTTTTAACCATACCTCGTGTGGGTATTCGCCGAGCCCATCACGCTTCGGGTTTACCTTCATGCACATTTGCGTAACAAACATACCTTTGTCTTCTTCCTCTGCTGCATAGATGCCAACCTGTGCTGTGCGCTCATTTCTAAACGCGTAAGTATCATTCACCTTAGGGAATGAAATATCATCATTGAAGTAGTAACCGAAGAAATCTGCGTAAGTGCTATATAGGGATGAGAGGCTATTCGTGAAGCTTATCTTGTCAGAGTTCCAAGTTTCTGGATTCCCATGTATATCGCCGTACCTAACAATATCCCAATAACCTATCCACTCGGGACCTTGGTTGTTATTTATATCATGAAGTGGGCGAGATGTATCTCTTAGTACCCTAGATGGGTGAGGAGTTGTGAATTTAACACCTCCTTTTTCGCAGTAAGATTCAAGGGTTTCCTCTCCTGTTAAGGAGTCTTTTCCGTACCGCCATTGAATATCTTCCGTCCAAGAAGTATCCGGGAATGCAACGCTATGCCCATACATAAACATCTGCCGGATGATCTGCTCAAATTGATGGCGATAACCAAATTGCTCAGTCATCATCTCTACTCTCTGAGATAATACATCTGCCCTTAACTTATCTGCAAGCTGTGTACTCCTTGCTTCAAACTTGAAATACGGGAATAGGTTACTAAATCTACTAGCCTGCGCCGCAACACGACGAGTAACATAGGATCTAATAATATTAACTGACACCTCGTATAGTCTTAAGGCATTTATACTTTTCAGTTGCCCCTCGTCGTCATACTCGCAGAACTTATCTGCCATGCCCAGGTCTTCTAGTTTCCCGTGTGTTTGCTCTAGTGAAATCTTACCCTGTGCATACTGTAATAACGGAATAGTAGACTTATTGATTGGCAAGGAGTCCCACGCCATATCAACGCTCATATAAAGTTTTGAGTGTTCGGCACATGACCGAATACCTTCAATAATCCTAGATTGAACTAGGTCTTGGAAGCGGGTTCTTGTTTCAAGATCAGCACCTTCAGTTGAGGTGAATATGTCACGCAATCGCTCTTGCGTGCATCCGAACTTCCTAAGTATGTCTTTATTAACCATCGGTAAAATTGAATAAGTTGTCTATTGTGTCCTTTGTGTAATCGTACAGATAGCGTCTTTCGATAATCGTAAGCAGTAAGCAAAGTGGACCATCAAGCGGTTTTGTAGAAACAATCTTTCTCGCAAATTCTTCGTGAGGCATATGCAGTAAGCTTGCAATCTCCCCGTAGTTCATCCGCAAGAAACCGCATAGACGATCTACCCTTTCTTTGTTCCACCTTTTCTTGATTCCCAAACGCGCATAATGCGCGTCCATAATGAGTGAAGCAGATGTCGCATATTGTGAATCACCCGGAGCTTTCTTCTGTTTCTCCCTCTTCTTCGGAGCTATCCTCGCTTGCTTCATCATCTTCACCACCAATTTTAGAGATTGTTATATCTGAATCGTTATCATTAAAAGATGCAGAGAATTTCTTATCAGACATCTCTTTTACGGTGAATGAAGCAGATAGTCTGACTTCGTCCCCAACTTGAATGCCGTCAAGCATTGTTAGAATATCTGGATACATCTCCAGGTCGAAATTTGCTAGTGATTCCATATGCATATTTGAAACTTATGTTTTAGTGTTACAAAAATCAAGCACCAATATCCATGATTTCGGTTTTAACTTCTGGTGTTGGCCCAAGGCTCATTGAGTCGTAGTGCAAAAACACATATGACATAGCATCAAAGGGGTGTACATATACACTCCTCTTTGGTTTATATGATATATTTGGGTCGTATGTTTTGCCCTGCTTCTCTGAGATTAGATTCTGAAACATCTTACAAATAGCAGTGCATTGTGCGGAAACTAAGAACTGCTCACTCTGCAGTTTTGCAATTGTCAAACGAACCCGTGACTCCACTGATCCATTGAACTTTGGAGCGGCACGCATCTTAATCGGTCTTAGGTTGAAGGTTTCTGCCTTAGTCCTGGAAATCTCTTCTATATCCTTAACATCATAGGAGCCTGTCTTAGCCCTAAACTGATTGAATGCAGAATTATCAGATACATGACTGAAAGTGAAGTCGTGATCGCACTTTCTATTCCAGTATGCCATCTTCCTCATTACTAAAGGAACGAGCGTGGTGTATGGTAGCTTTTTGTTTATGGTAACCAGCTCATCAAACACCGTCCAAATTGTTCTGTCGGCACCTGGTAGGGCTTGCATGAAGATGCAGGCATTATTGACAGAACCCGGATCCCATCCGACTATTATCGGATAATTTACATTGGGAACAATTCCTGTTTTAGCATCACCCCTTACATGTAGCGACCTATTGAAGTAAGGGCCAAATATTGCATTCCCCGCCGGGCGATCAATCCACTCCCCTCTCACCATTCGAGCTTCTTCAATCGGATCAGACTTAACTGCCTCCTGAATACGATCATAATACCCGTCCGGTAAGTTCTCTATATTATCCTCTATCTTTACATGATAAACTGCGTAATCTTTATTCCATACACCATCCTCATTATATGGATCTTCAAAGAATCTTTTATACACCCAATGGCTCGGTCCGTCCGGGTTGCACGCAGCTAAATATTGCTGAGGGCCATGGATACCTTGCCTTCGACCCAACTGCTGGACTACTGCATTAAAGTAATCATCTGTATCCAAGTTTGTAAGCTCATCCACGAATATTAAGCTGGGCTCGAAACCTTTAATCCTGTCTTTAATAAAAGAACCATAAGGAACTGAGATCAAGCATACCCTCGATGATCCGCCGAAACGATTAGTTATATCTATAAATAAGTTCTTTTGGGTATCTTGCTTCTCATCTGTATGCACCAGGTTAATTCCATCAACCCACTCAGGGAGAATCTCAACTTGCAACTTGTGCCACACCCCACCCATTGTTGCTTGTGATCTAACTCCAACAATAATCAATGCCAGGGCATTAAAATTTTCATAGCAATGACGAACTAACTTATGACCACCTAATGAGTATGTTTTCCCGGAGCCTCTCTCCCCATATGCAAGGATGTAATTAGATGGATCGTCAAAGATTAGTCTCTGCGTTTTGGTCAATGATGGCAACCAAGGCTCAGACTCAGACTCTTCCTTAGGAGAGTTTGCCTCGGGTGCAAACCTCTCAATCAGTATCTTGTGGTCAATCTTTGTTTTCTTTTTTGGCATCCTTTAGTTCTTTAAGGGGTCGAAAGCCTGGTTTCTTCTTAGTGCCCTGCTTTTCTTTTTCTCCGGCAAGTTTTAATTGAAACTCCAACCCTTTCAGCAGCCTATCATAAAACTTACCTTGTTGCTCTGTAGCTTGGAGGAATAATCTAGTCTGGAGTATTCGTTCCTCTGCATCCATCTCGGGATCATCAAGTGAGTCCTTGAGTGCTTCCGTAACCTCAAACAAAGACATGTTCTGCCTAATATTAACCTTCTGAGTAACCCTTAATGCTTCAGCCATCAATAGACCTACCGAGTCATCAAAGTCCTCAAATATCTTTAGCTTCTCTACATTATTAGGATTGGATAGAATATTCTCTAGTTCGTTATTGAATATGTACTTACTGTTCTTATCCAACGCACCAATCAGTCTGCTACCCTCAGTGTCATCAAATTCATTTTGCCTCTCCATTAATTCTATAGAGTCGGGCTTTATATCCTTGGTTCCGTTCTTTACCCAAACTGCATAGAGTTGAGGGTCATGATAAACTCTTTCCCTTATTTGTTTTGCGGGAACACCGAAGTGCTCTCCCACCTTTGCGTAATCTCCATCTAGCTCCTTCATCGCTGAAGCCAGAACATCGGTTTTAATTTTATGTGTTCTGGGCATTTTGTAAAATAGCTATGAGTGGAACAAATGTGGTTTCCCAGTGACTACTTCTTCGGAGGAATGCATATGTACCCCGGCGAGTATAAGCTGCAACGCGATTTCTGTCTAAGTAGTCAAAGGGGTCAAAATTACAACCTTTGCAAAATTGCTTAGCTTCACCAATGGTAACATCATCCCATGAGGTTAATTTTGATATACGACGCACCGAATCAAGATTAATGCCTCCACGAATAGCAACCTCTTGGTCGCTAAGGGCGCAATGAATCCTATTACCGTTACGCTCTTTTGCGTATAACCTTACGAATACTGGTGGATACCTAGTAAGTATCTGCCACGGGGACCTTTTTCCATTTTTGTGCATTTTTTAACTGGTTGTTCATGTCCGGCGAGCATGAATCAATATTCGCCAGGACAACTTTCGTTTTACATCCCGCACGGTGACCAGTTAAAACCCAAGAATCAAAATATTCGCCCAGGACGGGACGCACGCGCTCATACGCATCAAATGCCTCCGCCCTAACCTTATTTACTTTTTTATCATCCTCCATGTTTTAAGAAGTAAAAACTAATACCATAATATGCAACACGAAAAAATGTGTTATCAAATAAAAACACGCTATGACAAATTGGTGAACCATTTTACAAAATGTAGGATTTATGTAGGAACAATACTAAAGTATTCCTCCGCCTCCTCTTTCA